GGCCTTCACCGCAGCAGTCAGCGCAGCGGTGGAACTCGCAAGCAACGCCCCCGCCTGATCGAGCAGCGCCTTCTGGCCCGCGCTCAGGCTCGCGCGGATATCCGGGATCGCAACCGGACTGCCCCCAAAAGCCGCCTTCGCCGCGTCATCATAAAGGCAGATACGTCCGTCGCCCATCACCCACCACCAGGGCTCGCCCACCTGAAACTTGCGCGCCAGTCCAGCGTCACGCCCAATGGCGATGAACGCCCGACCGACCATCTGCAGATACGCCATCGCCTCGCTATTCGCAGGCGACAGCAAGGTCGAGGGCGGCACCCATCCGGTCAGCGCCCGGTCGCCATTGGCCGCGCGCTGCTTCCACGCCTCACGGCAATGCGCATCGAATAATTCATAGCTCAGCGACCAGATGATGCCGAAGCCCAGCGCCTTCGCCCGCTGTGCATAATCCTGATGCCAGCGCAGGCACGGCGCGTTGAGCGCACCGCCACCCAGCCCCGCAATCCAGCTGCCCCCTTCCGCCTGCAACCGGAAATAATGGCTCATCCCGACATAATGCAGAATGTCGCCGCGATAGCCGAGCGCATGCGCTTGGTGCACCAACCGCTCCGGTGTTTGATTATAACCGTCATCATATCCGGTGGCGATCGACAGGCCATGCTCGGGCAGCATCGCATCGCCGATCGTCAGCACCGACCCTGCCCCGTCGCAGCGAATCGCGCTCAGCTCCGCCCAGCCTTCCTGACCGCTCGCGAACGGCGTCGATCCTGCATCATAGCCGGGAGCCACCAGCGAGACGAACATGCGGTCGATATCGCCTGCCCACACCGGATCGGCTTCGGACGGTAGCAGAAACCCGCCTTTCAGCGTGTTGAAATCCAAGGTGATATTCGCGTCAGTTGACGACCCCTGCGCATAATTCCACAGCCGCACATACCAGGCGCGAGGGCTTCCGCTCTGGTCGCGTCCCTCGATCGTCAGCGTCGGCCCGTGCAGCGCATCGAGCGTTTTCAGGCCGCCACTCTTCCAGCGAAAGCTCAGGCGGCAATCGCGAAAATCCCGCGCGGTTTCATAAGCGAGCAGTGGATGATCCCACTTGTCCTCCGCCTCCCAGATCAGGCCCGCCAGATCGCCCGAGCCATAAAAAACCGCGTCCACCCGCAATGCATCGGGCGCAGTCGTGACGACCCCCGCCATCATCGGGCGCGGAAAATTCACCGTCCAATAGGAAGGCGAAAAGCGCTTGATCACGCCCTTCTCCTGCCCGCCGCCCTTGGGCGCCAGCCAATAGCTCATTATGAACGATCCTTCTTATACTTTGGTCTTGGGAGATTTTGTTCAAGATGAGCCGAAAATGGCAGCCGTCGAGAACCGGCGCGCAGCGTACTTAAAGGTACGTGAGCACCGGAAGCGGAGACGGCTGTCTTTTGCAGGCGATCTTGGACGAAATCCTATTCGCTCAACGCGCTACGCACGTTCCTTGCGATCTGCCGCCCGCTGCGCGCCAGCGCCTGCGGCGCCCCGACATCGGGTGAGTTGACGTTGATCGTCACCCGCACATCGCGCGCGCCGCCCCCTCCACTGCCCGCCGCCAGCACGCGCCCCGCACTGCCCGGCACGAACAGCTCCGGGCCGTTCTCGCCCACGCGATAAGCACGCCCAGCCGATACCGGCCCACCCGTCGCCCGTCCCGGCGCGCCGCCCAGAAACGCACTCGCAATGCCGATAGCGCTGCCCAGCAATCCGCCCCCGCCACCTCCGCCGCCGCCCAGCCCGATCGAGCCCAGCCCCGCTTTCAGCGCATCCGAAGCGATCGCGTTCATCACGCTCAGCGCAACGCGCCGCAGATCCTCGAACCCGAACTTGCCGGTGCGGATCGCACGTGACAGCCCCGCCTCGATCGCCCGTCCTGCCCGGTCCGCGCCCGCCGCCAGCGGCCCCTCAAGGCCACTGCGCATCTCGCCGATATCCCGAGCAAACGCCTGCGTATCGGCGCGAACCGAAACCACCAGCCTGTCGATTTCCTCATCCATCCGGAAAAATCTCCATCAAACGCGATACCTCGCCGCGCGTCGGCGGCGCCTCGCCATCGGCGCCATCGCGCCCCAGCATCGCCGCGACCACCGCTTCCATCTCGTCCGGCGTCGCGCGCCAGAACGCCTCGGCGCTCCATCCCAGATGCCACCCCGCCAGCCCTGCAAGCCGCCGCGCCACCGGCGCGAAATGCCGAGACGTCATGTCGCCCCCGCTCTATCGCTCGGGCACACGGATCGCATTGGGCTCAGGCTTCGGCGAAAATGGCGGTGGCGCGCGACCCGGAGCGCAGCGTACTTAAGGTACGTGAGCACCGGAAGCGCGTGACGTCGCCATTTGCAGCCCAGCATAAGGCCAATGCTCACACCCGCCCCGACAATATCTGCCGCAGCACCGCCTTCAGCGCGCCCGTCACCCCGGCCAGCCCCTGCGCCGCGACCGCCTCGCCGACATCGTCGCGCGTCACCGCTTCGGGCCACTCAAACCGGCAGTGCCAGAACAGTCCGACCATCTCGGCCAGCCGCAGCTCCCCCGCGCCCGCTCGCTCGACCAGCGCGAACAGCGGCCCCAGCTCCTCCTCTGCCGCGACCAGCGCCGCAAAGCTCGGCCGCAGCTTCAGCCGCTCGCCCCGCACCAGCAGTTCGGCCTCGCCGCGCAAGGCATTCGCCGTCACGCTCACAGGCTCGCCACCGCGCCCGAGCTTTCCAGGCTGATCGTGTAGTTGCGCTCGCCATTGTAATCGCCCGCATATTCCAGCCGCGTGACGAGGAATTTGCCCTGCATCCGCTCCCCGCTCTCAAAGCTCAGCTGATAATCGTCGATCGTCCCGGCGAGAGCATGGGTGCGGATTTTGACCTCGCCAGTGGAGCCGGTAAAAATCCCCGCAGCCGACACACTCACCGCACGCACGCCCGCGCCCGACAACAGTTCGCGCCAGCCGCCCGATCCCTTGTGCGTAACGTTCACCGCCTCGCCCGACACCTGCAGCTGCGTCGTGCGCAGCCCCGCAATCGTGGTATAAGTGAGCGGCGTATCGCCATTGCCGATCTTCAGCAGAAAGGCGCTTCCCTTTTCTACGCTCATGAGAAATCTCCTTGAAAATTAATCCGCTAAAACGCGAACCCGATAATCCATCACAGCGACCCAGCGCCCGGCGGCGTTGCGCGCGAGGCGGGATCGGATCATCACCAGACTGCCGACCCGCCAGCCCGCGATCGCGTTCGGCAATCCCTGCACGACAGCATCGGCCAGCGGCATGATCGTGCTGATCCGCGCCGGGGTTTCGCGGTCATCCTCTATGCTGATGCCAATGCGCAGCTCACGCCCCGGCCGGTCCTTCACCGCCCAGTCGCTGCCCGCGCACTCGCCCACCACAAGCATCGGCGGCGTCGCCTTGTCGGGCGCGCCGTCGTAGATCCGGTTGACCAGCGCCCCGAGCGCCGCATCCCCACGCAAACGCTCGATCAGCGCCGCGCGAATATCGCTTTCCGCGTTCATGGGCGCACCCTCCCGATGTTGCGCAGGCTCGCATCGCGCAGCCAGCGGTCGAGCAGGCCGCGCCCTTCCAGCACCACCTCATCAACCTCGACATGTGCAGAAACGCCGCGCAGCGCCTCCACCTCCGCCGCGATTCCGCTGCGTCGGCGATCCGCCAAAGCCTCGCCTGCCACTGCGCCCCGGCGCAGCACTTCGCCAAACCCGCTCATACGATGCGCATCCGCCGCCACGGCCGCCATAGCGCCGAGACGATCGCGGGCACCGGCTCACCCGCATCCTGCTGCGCAAAGAGATGCGCGGCCAGCCGCACTATCCCCTGCCTCAAGCCATCCGACAGCCCGGCCCAATCTGCCGCCATCCCCGCCGTCAGATCGACCTCGACCCGGCCCGCCGCGCCTGGACGGCGCACCCGTACCCAGCCGTCGCCATCTGCGCCGATGTCCACCGACCACGCATCGCTCACCAGCACGAAGCTCGCGCCATCGGCGGGGAGGCCCCGCGCGGCGGTGATACTCGCCACTGGGCAGGCCCGCAGGCGCATCCAATCGCCAGTAGCCGCCAGCACTTCCTTGCCCCCGCGCAGGAACAGCGTCTGCGCGCAATAATCCTCCGCCGCGCCGATCGCCGAGCGCACCAGCGCCGCAATCGCCGCATCATCCTGTGCCGTTTCGATGCGCAGCCACGCCTTCACTTCCGCCGCTGCATCCTCGACGATGCCCGGCGCCACCGCCTCCATTGCCAAACCCATCGTCCGCGCCTCCGCTGATGTCTTGCCTGCATCCCCCCACGAA